GGCTGTCCGATAGCGTTGCGCATTTCAGTGAGAACGCGCAGCGCCATCTGATCGAACTTCGCACGCTCCGCGTCTACTTTCGGTTCTTTCATTTTTCCTCCCTGACCGCAACGATGCGTATTCCGCGTTTGACCAATTCCGGCCACCACGCGACGCGGTAGCCGCGCATGGCATGCTCGGCCGCGCGAAACGGGCAGCGGAACATCCTGCCGCTCAGGCGTCCATTCGCGCGCTGCACGGCGAACCATTCGCCCTTGTGCGCGATGCCGTTCCGGTCGGCGCTCATTTCGCCGCCCGCTTGTACGCCGCGGCGATGCGCTCAAGTGTCGAATTTCTTAGCGCGTCGTCTGCAATCAAGCTCGCCGTGTCGGCTGCACTCTGGTACTTGCGTTTGGCAATGAATTTGTCCACGTCCTCGACGATTTTCGCGTCTGGAACCGGGGCAACAGCGGACGCAGGGGGCGACTCGGGACCGGCATCGCCGCCAGTACTCCCGTTACCCTGCGCCGCTGCTTTCGATACAGCCGCTACGGCAGGCGGGGCACTGTTGCCCACATTGTCGCGCTTCTGTGCGACCTGCGTAGCGGCTGACTCCGGTCCAGATTTCTGGATGGTGCTCATTTTTTTACCCATTCTGTTGGCGAAAACTCCCCGCATTGTTCACGTTTCGCTTTTATATACGCAGCGTGAGCATCTTCCTCTGTTAGAAATGTACCAATGTAATGCCTCAAGCCGTTACACTTAAATTCTGCGGACCATTTGTTTCTCTTAAGCCGTGTTCCTCTATACCCAGGTTGATTAGCTTGGTTTTGAGCGCTGGTTGCTGGACGCAAGTTGTCGCGTCTGTTATCTAGTCCGTTTCCGTTTTTGTGGTCGCACAAAACGCCTTTACGCAATCCTAGAATCTGTCTGTGCATGTAGACATGCAATTGCTTTCCATCAGGTTTTATTATGTTGCGTCTTGCGTAAAACTTGTTTCTGGATGCGCTGGCCGTCCACTTAAAGCATGACAACGCAGCATAGTCCTCGTCGTCAATGATCGCTTCCATTCCTTTGGAAAGAGGAATTAATTTCACGCGATCGCCTTTAACTTTTCAACCATCGCTGCAACTTCGGCATTGAACACGGTCACTTCTGATTCCATCGCCACGATGTAATCTTCATCGCGCGCCACCTTGAACAGAAACAGGTCCAGCGGCGCCGGCAGGCGCGGATCGTGGCTCGCAAACCACCAATACGCGCGCTCGGTGCAGGCCATCAACGATTGCACTTGCGGGATGTGTTCCTCCGGCATTCCGGTCAGAAAGCATTCCAGATGATGCGCGGAATTGAACGGGCATTTGGCCTCGAAGCCGCCGTCGTCGTCTATCAACCCGTCCGGGCTGCCAGCAAAGTCCGCAATCGTCGGATGATGGATCAGACCGACTTGAGAAATAATGACCCCAAGGCGGGCCTCTGCCGCCATGCGCGCAAGCGGCTCGTTTTCTACGCCCCATTGCATCGCAGCGGATTCATAGTGTGCGGCCGGCTGTCCGGTCAATTTTTCAATTACCTTTTCCCACAGGTATGCCTTGCGCTTCGCTCCCGGCTGGCCGTTTTTAAGTTTGTCCGTTACATCCTTTGTGCGCGATGCCGTTGTCAAGCCTACTCGCGCCATCAGCCAGTCCGGGCTTTTCTGCTCGCCCTGCTCAAGGAATTTGTCGAAGCTGTCGCTCATGCCCATCCCCTATCGCGGTCAAGTTGCTCGCCGCAATAAAAACAGTACTGCATCTTTTTCATGCCGGCACCTTTTGGGCAAGGTATTCGTCGATCGCCGCGGCGATTCCGGCATGCACGGGAGAACCCGCTATCCGCCTGCGCAGTTGCCGGATAAAGTCCTCTGTGTCGGCTGCGAATTGTCGCTTTCTCTCGGCCTCAAATTGTCTGTCAGCTTCCGCCTGTTGCTCTGCTCTCATTTTGGCTTCGGCTTCCTCGCGCACCTTGCGCGCGGCGTCGTCAATGCGCTGTTGCTCCTGCCTCTTGGCCTCGGCCAGAGCGCGCGCCTCGGCGTCGATCCGGTCGCGCTCGGCCTTGAGGCGTGCTTCCTCGGCATCGCGGACTTTCTTCGCCTCGGCCTCGGCAGCTTCCCGCTCCCTGCGCGCCGCGCGGTCGGCTTCCTCGCGGGCTTGGCGGGCTGCTCTTTCGTCTGCCTCGATCCTGGCGCGCGATGCGCGTGCGGCTTCCTCGGCTTCCCGCTGCTGCCGGGCGATCTCAGCCTGCTGGCGCGCAATCTCGGCACGTTGTGCCGCCATCTTCGCCTCTTCGGCTTCGCGGGCTGCTTTCTGCTCTGCAAGGATGCGCTGTTTTTCGGCCTCGATTGCGGCCTCCCACTCCCGCTGTTCGCGCTTGGCAATTTCATCGATCTGCTCTTTGATCGGCAGGCGCAGCGCGTCCAGTTGATCGGCAATGCGCTTGGCTTCGCTGTCGATAAAGCGGCCGTATGCCAAGCTCTCGGCCTTCTCTTTCACGCGGGCGTTTTCCAGTATGATGCTGAAAGCGTTGATGTCCTTGTAGGCGGCCTTCGCCGTGCTCATTCCCGCAGGCGTGGACACGTCGAACACTACGGCCTTGTACTTGTGCTCCAGGTCGGCCAGTGCGGCCTTGACCGGATTGTAGGCTACGACCTCTTGGTTGCTCATTTTTTCTCTGCCTCCCTTATGATTTTTCTCCTGCTCAACATGGCTGCCCGGAGCTGCTCATGAGCATTGATGTCGCCTGCCTCGGTCGAAGCCTTGAGAATCTGCGCCCACACTGCATCCGCCTGCTCCATCGTTTCCGCCATCTCGATCGCCGTCAGCCAGTCGGCGAGGGCCTTTTCAGGCATCTGGTTTGCCTTTCCCTGCCGCGCATCGTCATCGGTCCCCTGCACCGCCATCCCGGTTGCGGAAAGCAGGGTTTGCCGCTGGAGATACGATACCGTGCTCACAATCGCCTGGATGCTGTTTTTGTTGCCGCTGATGTCCGGGCTTGCTTTCAGCGTCACGCGCTCCGAATGTCCCTGGATGTGAGAAAGCACGCAATGCACCACGATCAGTCCGCCGTCTAGCTGCTCCGTGTCCCACCGGAACGATAACCCGACCGCGGCCAGTGCTGCGCCTATCGTATCGGTCACATTATCCAGCGTCGAATATTTATAGTGCGTGCGACCTTTCGCGCTGGTGAAATCGACCTCGGCGTTTTTGCGAATCTTCGGCGGATTGGCCTTGAACGTGTTGAGCGCCACCACGAATGCCTTGCGCGCCTCGGTGGCATCGTAACGCTCCTGCAAGGTCATCAGGGCCGCGATCGTGGCCGGGTCCATGCCGGTCTGCACCGCGCGGGCTACCATGGCCATTGGCGATTCTGGCGCGGCCGGCGTGCGGTCCTCGACGCGGCTGAACTGCTCAACTACAATTTCGTTGCTCATGCCTTAGCATCCTTTTTGGATGGCTGCGCGCGAGGCGCCCGCGCCTTTTTGTTGACCAATGCAGCGAGCGCACGGAGATCAAGTGTCGGAACAGACTGCTTGTAGACCTCTTTTTCTTGTCCTGCGTCATCGATCAAAAATACCTGCACTTTGTGCTCCATGCTCCCTCCTTTGAAATTCCTACTTCGTCAACTCCATCAGCGTGAACGGCGATACCTGCTTGCTGAACACATGCGTTACCGATACTCCGCCCACGTTTTCAGGTTTAGGCGACAGGAAGCGCAACCTCTCGATCAAAATGCGGATGTCAGAGCGCAGCGCATCGTTTTCCGCCTGCATCGCGTTTTCCTGTTTCCATCCTGCGTCCAGGCTCCCGACGTACAGACCGCTTCCGTCCGGCACCATAAAGCGCACGGTCTTCGTCGCCCAATCTACGTTTGCATTCAGCGGCCATTCTCCGCGGGAGACAGGATTCACTTTGCTGCACCCCTTTCAAAAATCACAGCACACGGCGGCGACGATGCAGGCTAAAAAAAGCGCCAAGCAAATCGAGCCGCCGATAACGTGGCCGAACGAAAACAGAACGATTGCCGCGACCAGAAACAGAATCACGCGCCACTCCTTTTTTTTCGCCAAACCCCAAAACCTTCCGGAAAGCTCCGGACGGCGTTTTCTCGGTCAACCCCAATAAAAAAAACAGGGCAACCCCTTAAAACCTTCAACAAAGCCCCCCCCCTTCCCCGCGCAAGCGGAAAAAAAAGAGGGCACCTTCAGGGTAGTCGCGCAGTGGTCGAGACCGCGACCCCACATCGATGTTACGTCGCCCGACACGTAATCCTGCGGCTTCGATGTCCGCCCAGCCGGGAAGTGTTCGGGTAGTTGCCCGGTGTAACCTTCCTGCCTCTGTCGCGTGGGTTCCCCCGAGGTGCGGGAATTAGCTGTCGCGCCCTGACGGCGCGCAAGAAAGTCCGTTAGGCGGTGCGCCCTGGCAATGGAATCCTGGTCGGCGGGACTATGGGCGCTGGCAGGTTGCCAAGACGCACCGCATAAAGAATGTTGAACCATAGGAGTGCCTGCGTATAAGTGGTCGGGGTTCACACATCTTCTGTTATTACATTTATGACATATGAAAAGACCATCGGGGACAGGACCGTTGTGCAAAGTCCACGAAAAGACGTGCGCTCTATAGTGCTTATATTTAATATCGAGTCGGCCATATCCATCTTTTTCCGTTGAACCTAGCCAATTCCAGCAACTCTCTGTTTTTTCGACCCGCAACCAAAAGCGCTCGATTGGATCAACAAATCGTCCAAGCAAGGTATGCCTTATCATTTTCCTGGCCTCAATGGACTGCCGTAGGTGGTTAAATCACCTTCTGCGGTGGTGACGTGTTTGTCCGCGCGTTCGTCCGGTTTGTCGTCGTGAAAATCGGCTGGAGTCAAATTGAGTGCCCAGTAAGCTCCGCGCGCAAATCCAAGCATGTACAAATCGTCAATCGCAGGTATGCGAACAATTTTTGGCATTTCGCCAAGGTCAACTTCAAGCTGGCTGCGAGCAGCGGCTTTAATATCTGATAAATTCATTTCTCACCCTCCCTGATCCGGCGCTCTTCCCATCCGTCGCCCGGCTGAGTCGGCGTGTGCCGGTCCGCGCGTTCGTCCTGTTTGTCGTCGTGCCAGTCGGTTAACAGAGGGTCGCGCGGCGTCGTGATTTGCGCAAACACGTGCGGGATGCACGATTCGTGGATCATCGTCTCCGGCGGCACTTGTCCCCGCATCCAAGCGCGACTCGTGCAAATGCTAATCGCTTGCCCCAGTGTGTACTTGCCGGCGCTGGCAATGTCTCTCGGGTAACCGCAACATTCCGGCCCCCACCATGCGCTATGTTCATTCGACCAAATAAGCCATTCGCTCATTTCTCCCCCTCCCTAAAAATCGTTTTCCGGTTAAATTTTTAATCGGTTGTCCCACAGTTACGCTTTCCATCGCGGAGGTTTGGAGCCCCGATCAAGAATATATTTCCCTCTCGCGCGCAAATAAGCAATCGCCCTCGCGCGTTTTTCCTCCATCGTCACCGCGCGGGGCAGGGGATCAACCGGGCGCTCGATTTGCTTTACCAGTCTGAGGCGAAATTGCATGGTCATCCTCCTAGAAAATCCTCCCTGACTCTCACTTATTCGCCTGCATTGCCGCGTCGATTGCCTCTCTGCCGTCCAATCCGCTCAAAAGCGCGTGGGCGATAAACATCGTTTTATCGTTCGCTTCCTCGCAATCAGCGCCAGTCAAAATTATCAGGCACCACGCGAATCTCTCTGCGTCTCTGCGCAGTTCGGCGAGCTCGGACGCTGAAATAGGAACGGCATCGTGCTCAATCATTGCGTCGCCTTGGCGATCGCAGCGCGGGCGGTACGGAATTTAAGATGGCGCAATGCCGCACATTCTTTGCATTGTCTGTAGCCCTCATTGGTGACATAAAGATTGTCTCCGCTTAATGGATGACCGCGCAAGCAATGCGTCTTTTCTTTATTCTTCCACGCCCCTGGGTCGCGTTTATTATTTTCTTTGTGAGTAACAATCTCAAGATGGTCAGGATTACAGCAGGCTTTATTTTTACAAAGGTGGTCTAGTTCGAATCCAGCGTGGATAGGACCGTTCGCGTGTTCAAATAGAGCTTTATGAGATGGTGCATGTTTGCCGTTGATGCGTACGCTACCGTATCCCCTGTTTCCTGGATTTATCCACACCCAACATCCGGTGAGGCCGTCAGGCAGGTCTATGTTGGATGCAACTCGTAAAAGCAGAGGAATGGAGATAAAACCCTTTATGCCCTTGATTACATTCGCCGGTCTAGGCGTACGCTGCGTGCTCATAATCTCGTCTCCCCTTCTCGCGTTAAAATTCCATCGCCGCGGCCAGACTCGCTACCTGCGCGCCACTTCAGCCGAAAACGCTTTTTCCGACTCGCCCTCAGGGTATTCGTCGTAGTGTCCTGCTGCTACCCGTGCATCGAATTCAGCATTCAGCGCGTCGCACTGTTCCTGCGTGTAGCCTGCGGTATTTTCGAGTGTGAACATTTTCGTTACTCCCTTTTTGCGCCGCCGCGCAGCGCAATTATTTGTAGGATGCCGGCCGATTCGCGCCGACGCTATCGCACACGCGCAGGAATTTTTCTTCCGCCGCTTCGCGCAGGTTTTCCGGGATCATCGACTGCGGGTAGGCAAGCGCGAGCATGCGCATATCGTGTTGCAATTCGGTTTCGGCTTTGGCGATCACCTCGCGTTTTTGATTCAGGTCCATTTCCGTCTCCCTCTATTTAGTAATCGGTGTCGCCTTCGATCTCGTCAACATCGGCCTGCGCAGCATTGATACGCGGCTGATCGTGCGCCAATTGTGCCGCCAGCAGTTCGTTGTATGCGGCGGCGAGCGCGTTTTGACGCTCAACCGCTTCGACGTACCGTGTTGCCGTTTTTCCAGTCAGTTGCATTTCCGTCCCCTTAATTTCCCGCGCAATCGCGGTATGACTGCCATGATACACAGATTAATTTGCTAGTCAACAACTTTATTGCGGTTCGTGCAATTATTTGCTAGTATGTGATTTTGTGGAGGAAAAAATGCTGACAACTAGCGAAACCGCGGAGCGTTGGGGCTGTTCGCGCCAGCGCGTGCTGCAATTGCTGCTCCAAGGGCGCATTCCGCGCGCCACTAAATCAATTCGTGGCTGGCAAATACCTGACAACGCAAAGCGCCCGGACAATCGCAAGCGCGGGCCGAAACCGGCATGATGAAACAAATTTACTCCTGCGATATTTGCAAGGAACAGTTTGCGCCGGACCTCCTGTTCGGATGCAGATTTAGCGGAATGAATAAATTCTCACTCGATGCAGCCAGATCGACTAACGGCACTCATATATGCCTCAATTGCGCTAGGCAAATCGCCGAACAATTGTTAGAGGCAGCGGAGAAAATTGGAGAGCGGGAACGGCCGGCATGAACAGCCCGATTACGCCGGAACTGCCCGCAGAGCGCTGCGGCAACTGCGCAAACTCTACTGCTGGAGAGGGTCGCATGGGTGAAGTGGGTTATGTGCAATGCCGTTTTGAGCGAGCCTACGAATACCGTTCAGCGCACTATCCGTGCGTGTTCCTGCCGTCGCGCTGGCTCGCCAAACCGGAGCGCAAGCCGTGAAGGAACTGATCCCGCCGATCCTGCGCCGCCTCGGCCCGCTGTCAATCGAGCGCATCGGTGCCGAGCTCGGCAACCCGAACGATCGCATCCTGCGCGCGTGGCTCACTGCGCTGCGCGATGAGGGGCGCATTGTGCAGCGGTACGCCGGCAGGAACGACATAAACGGGCGCGTCTATGCCTACGACATCGCGCCTGCGTACTCGCCGCTGCCGACGATGCGGGCGACGGAGTACCGGCAACGGATGCCCACGGGCACGCCTCCTGAGTCCGTGCGGCGGCTTTTCAGGCTGGAGTAAGGGTGCGCGCAATCGCGGTGTTGTTCGCCCGCGCTGATTCGGTTTATCGAACCCTGCCGGATGTCGATGTCTGGGACAAGGAGCGGGACGCGTTACGCTGGCCAGGCGGCTGCCCGCTGGTAGCGCATCCCCCGTGCCGGGCGTGGGGGCGCTTGCGCCAGTTCGCGCACCCGGAAGCGGGGGAAAAGGAACTTGCGCTGTTTGCGCTTGGCGCGGTGCGCAAATACGGCGGGGTGCTGGAGCATCCGGCCGAATCAACGTTGTGGATTTATACTTGCCTGCCGCGACCGGGCCGGATGCCGGATGCGTTTGGAGGATACACTGCGCAGATCGATCAATTTAAATTCGGTCATCGTGCGGAAAAAAGCACGTGGCTGTATATCGTCGGCTGTCACCCCGATAATTTGCCGCCCATGCCGACGCGCGACGATGCGCCGACGCATTGCGTGCGTCCGACCAAAGCGTATCCCCGGCTGCCATCAATTACCAAACCGGAGCGGGAGCATACCCCGCTGGCTCTGGCCGAGTGGCTCTGCGAGGTTGCGCGGCGCTCCCGTGTGCAGTGCTAAACTGCGCCCCAACCGGCTGCGGTAAGTTCCCTCCTGCGCCGGCCAGGCCCCGAATCCTACGGCGCTCGCGTACCGTCCGGGGCCGACTGAATGCTCGGCGCGTGCGGCAACCGGGGCCGCGTGCGGCCTGAGACAGGCTCCAGGCGGCGCATAGCCTGGAGCCGAACGAACGCTCGACCGCGCGGTATCCTATCCCGCGCTGGAGAAGCTAGGCCCCGGTCAGGCGATCCGTCTGCCGGGGTCGCCCACAGGACGTCGACACCGAAATGATCGTCAGCCGCAGAAAACCAGGACCGGACCACTCGGCGGTGATGCGCGGGATTGCCCGGATGAAACGGTTTGAGCGCGAGCGGGCGCAGTGGATCCGAGAACATCCAGGCGCGACACACGACGAGCTGCGCCGGGCGATGGATGAGCTCGCGGCGCGGCTTACGCCGGGAGCATAAATGGAAATCGAGCACATTTTACAGGATCAACCAGCCGATCCAGCGCTGGACGGATTCGTAGTCGACGCGCATACCATCATTTGTAAATGGCAGCGCGGCACATTGATCGAACACGACATGTTGCAGTTTGGTATGCGCTGTTTGGTCAACTCGCTGCGCGCGTCGCCGCCTGAGCGGGCGCAAAGGTTGTCGCTAACGATAATAAATGCGTTGGTAAAGGCGGTTGACGAACAAAAGAAAGCCGCCTTGAAAACCGCCTAGGCATGGTCTAGGATAGAAATACGCCGAGCTTGCAACTCGGCAGTAAGTGGCGAGACCAGCCCCGCGGCGCCCACTACGCCGCGGGCACTCGCTTTCCGCAATCCCTTAGTGGGGGAAATCAATGAGCGATTCGAGCGATTCACTTCCTGCGCCGCTTGTCCCGGCCGAGGTCGATTTACGGGATTTTCCGTACATGCCGTTGGACGTGGAACGGCTGATAAACTCCAATTTGGTCGCGCTGGCGACCGCCGAACAATTCAGAGCCGCGGTGCTGTTGTGGTGTCACGCATGGCACGCGATACCCGCAGGATCGATTGACGTCAACGAAAAAGTGCTCGCTTTACATTCTGGCGCCGGCACCCGCTGGCGCTATGTACGTGACTACGCTTTACACGGCTTTATTCTGTGCTCTGACAACCGATATTACCATCCAGTAATCGCAGAAAAGGCAATAGAATCATTCAGAAAGCGAAAAAGCGCCAGCAAGAAGGCGAAAGCCGCCGCGAATGCACGCTGGATGCTTGAAGCAGTGCATAAGCAAAGCACAAGCAATGCTCCAAGCAATGCTCCAAGCAATGCACAAGCAATGCTTGGAAATGCTAAGGGAAGTGAAGGGAAGGGAATAGAAGGGAAGGGTTTACCGAGCACCGTACTTAATCAGCCGGAAAAGCCGAACCCGAAAAGCCGAAAAGCCGAACCCCTCCCCGAAGAGATTCCCAAACCCGAACCCCCGAAAACCGGATGGTGGCACACGGACTCAGGAATCCTTGCGACCGCCAAGACCCTCAACCTGCCGGCCGTGTCGGTCGAAACCATGCGCGATCTCAAAGAGCGTTGCTTCGCCGAGATCGAGCGCTTGAAAGCCGCGGGCGCAAACCCGCTTCCGGCCATCAAGGCGCCATCCTGCGCACACTGCGGTACACCGTTCGCCAACGGCGGATTCACATCGATGACCGGCGGAAACGTGTGTAATCCGTGCTACGCGGCGTACATGCGCTCCGAGTGGCAGCCAGCGCAACCAGATCAGCAACCGAGACCTCCAGCAGCCTGATTCACCTGCTTATTATGATTGTGTATAGCCCGCTACATACAAGTGGCGATTGAAAGCCAGTTCAGAGGCGACAGCCTTGAAGGCCGCTACTTATAGTCATCATCTTTGGCCCCCTGTCGAACTTTCGACGCCCCCTCCAGGCGACCGCTCGTGCTGCGGTGCGTCAAATGGCATATGGGGCATATTTGGGGGCAACTCGATGTTGTCACGACTTCAAACATGTTTTTTTTCAAAGAGTTAAGTCTGCAATTCGATTGAGCAACCCTCAACCGAATTGGAAAAAGGGCGATCGGGCTATCGGTCGACCTGGCCGGCCGCGTCGAGGTGCTGGCGGCTGGAGGGCGTCGACGGCGAGGTCCAGGTCGATCGGGCGCCGGGCTGGCGGCTGGCCGGTCGGGCTGGCCGTCGAGCCGGCGGGGCACCTGGCCAGATGGGTCTGAGGGCGGCGTGGGAAGGTGCCATCCCTGCTCCGCTCCCCCAATTTTTCTTGACATTTTGCACAATTGTTTTACAGTTTCGGTGCTGGTCCGTGGAGACGGTGCAAAGGCTCGGGTGCCTGATATCGCCAGGGCCGCCAGCATCCTCACTCAACCGCTATCAGGAGCAACATCATGACTTTCAAGCACAAATGCGAGCGCAAACTTAAGGGCGAACACAACCACTGTTCGGTATGCGGGGAGTATTTCAACAGCAACAAGGCGTTTGAGAAGCACCGGATCGGTGAATTTGGGGTTGACCGGAGGTGCGCGACGGTGGATGAAATGAAGGCGAAAGGAATGAGTGTGAATTCGGGCGGGTGGTGGATAACGCACAAAAGCGACGCAGAATCGATTTCTAGGCGCTCGGTGGATGAAAAAGAGCGCGGATCGGAGGAAAGTCGTACGGTAGAGTCACCCGAGGTCGATTCGTGAGCAAATGGTGTCCATCCTGCGAGCGGGAGTTGAAGGAGGCGGCGTTCGGGCGGAACGAGAGCTTGAGCGACGGGTTGGCGGCGTATTGCCGGGGGTGCTACGCGAGGAAGATCAAGGAGTCGCGGCTGAGGACGGGTAAGGTGAAGCCGGGGCGTGGGGTAGGCAGACCGAGGAAGGGGTTAGGGGATGGATGAGGAAAAGGTGAGGGGTAGTCTAGGGGTAGGCATGGCTTACCCTAGCAATGTCCTGGAGGGCTTCGGAACCGGAGCACTGCTCGACTTGAGGGTTCGGTTCGCGATGGACCTGCTCAAGTCGCCGCTGTTTTCGAACGTGGTGGCCGAGGGCGTGGAGTTTCGGGACGACATCACCACGGCTGGAGGGATTGCCGAACACGCGCTGGACATCGCTGTTGCGCTTCTGGCGCAGGCCGAGAACCGCGGCCTGGTCGAGTCCTTGCCTGACGACGACGGGTTGAACCGGCAGCTTCGCTTGCAGGCGGCGCGCACGGCGCGCTACTCGGTGTGGCAGCAGCTCGCCGGGGCGCGGGTGGCGGCGGAGGAGCAGCCGCGGGTGGGGCCGGTTGGTCCGCTTGCCGGCAGGACGTTCAACGGGTAGGTGGGGCATTTGACCCACTTCGGGCCTGGGTGGCAAATTGCCCCTGCCCTTTTCAGGTGGGTGAAATGCCCCACCTGTGGATAAGTCGGTTGCCCTGTGGATAACCTTTTGCATATTCCCCGGTGGCTCACCACCCTCGAAGCGGCCGAACGGACGGTTCGGGGTTCGGCATAGAGGCTTGGCATGATCGTTGCTATCGACCCTGGCACAACCGAGAGCGCGTTCGTTGCGCTGCATGACGGTGTTCCTGCCGAGCACGACAAGCTGCCGAACGATATATTGCTTCTGCGGGTGCGCAACGATTGGGACCCGATTCACCACTTGCTTGCGATCGAAGCGATAGCATCGTACGGTATGAGCGTTGGTAAGGAAGTGTTTGATACCTGCATGTGGATAGGACGCTTCCGCGAAGCGTGGGAGCGCCGCGGCGGGACAGTGCGGTTGATTTACCGACGCGAGGTCAAACTGTTCCTGTGCGAATCGAGCAAAGCGAGCGATTCGAACATCCGCGCTGCGATCATCGACAGGTACGGCGGGCAGGCTGCGGCAGTCGGTGTCAAGAAGTCACCGGGTCCGCTCTACGGCATCAAGGCGGATCGTTGGTCGGCTTTAGCGGTGGCGCTGACGGCGGAAGGCAGGCCAGCCGAGGCGCATGTCAGTCTCACTAAGACCGAGCTGGAAGAAATGGAATTACCGCAATTACCTTTTTGAAAGGAGGGTGAGCATGGACATGGAAACGAGTGATAGGACGGCGGTGCGCGCGCTTGCTGCGGGCATCAACATCACGGCGCTGCGCGGCTCGATCGAAAAACTTGAAGCGGCGTGCAATCGCAAGATCGAGGCGCAGGAGGATTTCAAGAATGCGATTGACTTGGCCGCTTTGCAGAACGGCATCCTGTCAGGCGTGCTGAGTCAGTACATCATTGCGCGCTGCACCGATACCGTGAAAAAGAAGGCGCAGTCGGCGGCGCAGTTGCAACTGCTGTTCGAGGAAATCGGATAGTGCCGTGAAAATGCATTCGTGCCGTTCCTCGCTGATCTCCGATTACGGTTACGACAACAAGACGCGCGACCTGGACATAAAATTCGTCTCCGGTCCCACGTGGCGCTATTCAGGCGTTCCGCTTGATACGTTTCTTGAGTTTCTTAGGTCGGGCAGTAAGGGAAAACACTTCAATGCGAACATCAAGGGAAAATACCGGGAGGAAAAACTGTGAATTCATTCGTGCTCGGCGTCGCCGCCGCGTGTTTCGCCTTCTTCGGCCATTGGTTTGTCGCGCTGCCTATGCTCGCGCTGGCGTGCTATTTCGCGGCGCATGAGTAGTCCTCAAACTGTGACCATCGGCGTCGAAGCAAAACCGATCTACCGCTTGAAGCTGAATGCGGGCGCGCATCGCTTGTTGTGGTGGATGATTTGTCGCATGGGCGAAGATTGCATGGTCACAGGCGGCTGGCGCGCGCGCGCGTCGAAAGATATCGGCTTGAATCGGACGCACGTGCAAGAGTGCGCCGACTTGCTCGAGCGCGAGGGCGTGATTGAAAAAGAACCGCAGGCGAGATGGGCGCGAGTGCGCGTGAGCGCGATTACGGGATAGGAGGCGAAAATAAAATTCCCCGCTGCGCGCTTTCGCGCCTTCTGCTCGCAAGTTTCAACCGATAGCAAAGAGCAGGGGAACATTTCTCTTTCCAAACTGCTCGGCACGCAAAAGTACTACGTAGAACAAATTATTCGCGGCATGGAAGAGGACATACACTTTTTCGTTTGTTGCAAAGCGCGGCAATTAGGAATAACTACAATTCAACTTGCGATTGATTTGTTTTGGCACTACGAATACGCCGGGATGCAAGGGACGCTGATGTCTCATAATGATGAGGCTCGCGGAATGTTCAGATCGACCTTGACGCAATTCCATAACAGCCTGCCTCCCACGCACCGCTTGAAGATGCTCACGAACAACCGCGACTTCATGGAGTTTGAGAACCGCTCGCGCATGTTCATGCAAACCGGCGGCGGCGTGTCGCGCAAAGGGAGCAAAGGGCGCGGCAAGGGCATCATGTTCGGGCATGGGACCGAATTGAGTTCGTGGGATGACGAAGAATCTCTCGCGTCGATTCTCTCTTCGCTTGCGGAAACGAATCCGCTGCGCCTGTATGCGTGGGAATCGACCGCGCGCGGATACGACCTGTTTCACGACCTTTACGTCGAAGCCGAAGACGCGGTGACGCAACGCGCCATGTTCATCGGCTGGTGGCGAAACGAGTTGTACCGCAAAGAGAAAGACACGAACGAGTACCAAGTGTACTGGGACGGGAAGCTCACCGGGCAAGAAAGCGAGTGGGTGCAAGCGGTGAAGATGCAGTACGACTTTGAGATTCAGCCGGAACAGATTGCGTGGTGGCGCTGGAAGCTCGCCGAGTCGATTCACGATCAGGACTACATGCGCCAGGAGTTCCCGTTCACGGCCGAGATGGCGTTCATCCTCACCGGCAAAAACTTTTTCAGCCTGACGCGCGTGCATGACATTGCGACTGCGATCGAGGCGGAACCGGCGCCGGTGGAATGCCTGCGCTTTGGTTTCGGTTCTGACTTCATGCAGACGGTGGTGGAAGAGTCCCCGGAGAACCGCGCGCAGTTGCGCATCTGGGAGCAGCCCGACGACACGGCGTTCTATTCGATCGGCGCGGACCCGGCCTACGGCAGCGCGCACTGGGCGGATAGAAGCGTGGTCGAAGTGTACCGCTGCTACGCCGATCGCTTCGAGCAGGTGGCGGAATTCTGCACGCCAGAGATCACGACGTACAAGTTCGCCTGGGTAATTTGCTACATCGCCGGGTGCTACCGCAATTCGATGGTGAATCTTGAGATCAACGGGCCGGGCGAAGCGGTGCTCGGAGAAATCGACAACCTGCGCCGGCAGGCCGCTATTATGGGCGCTTCGCCGCAGGGAAAGGCGCTGCGCGATGTGGTCGGGCATATGCGCTACTTCCTGTATCGGAGGCTCGATAGCCCATTCGGAGGCGGTGTGTACGCCTGGAAAACTTCAGCCGAGACCAAGGACCGCTGTTTCAACACCTACCGCGATTTGGTCGATAAACGCCACGCCGTGCTGCACTCGAAGTTGCTCGCCGACGAAATGAAGATCATCGTGCGCGAGAAAGACGGATTCCTTGGCGCCTCGGGCCGCGGGCACGACGATTGCACGGTGGCCTCTGCGATCGCGGCGGAGAACCACGTGCGCTACTTCATCATGAAGCTCAAACAGATGGGCCTGACCTGGGCGAAGGAAGCCGACAAGCGGGCGAAGGTGGCGATTACGGGGCGCGCGGAGACGCCGGTTGAGAGCGCGCTGCGGAGCACGGTCGGGGGGTACATGGATAAGGTCGGCATCCGGTACGGGGTGAACAAGTGAAGCAGGAGGAAATCATGCGGCGGCTGCGCGCCTTGTTCGCCACGCCTCCGAAGGAGCGCCCGTTCTCTGTGCCGGTGCTTGCGCACGTGAGCGGTATCCGTGAAAGTCACTTATGGCGGGCAGCGAAAAGCCATAAAGGCATGTACCGCGAGCAGCAGCGCAGGCTTGAGCGCGCGTTCACGCTGCTGGAAAATGGGCAGGTGGAAGCGCGGCGGGTGAGCAAGGCGCGCGGCACCTACGAGATTACCGTGTACGACGATCCGCTGCCCGAGCAGACGATGCTCACGCGGATCAGGATCACCGAGCGCGGTCCGGTGCTGGATTTTATTGCTGTGAACAAAGCTGCCTTCCCGGTTTTGCCGGAAATCTTGAAGTAGCGTATCGTGCGCGCATGGTCGCAAAGGAATACCGCTGTCTCGCACACTCGCTGTCGTTCACATCGAACGACAAGCAGCCGCGTTGCCCGCACGGCTGCTCCACAATCGTCCGCGAGTTCCTGACCGCGCCCGCGCTGCGCTCAGAGCGCACGAAAATCTCCGACCGCGCGCTAGACCGCCTCGCCGCGCGCTACCAGCTCACCGACCTTTCCAATCGCAACGGATCGGTGGGGGCATCCAGGAAGACCCCGAAGGGCATGGAAGCAATGTGGCAGCCGCTGCCGGCGGGGAATGTGTACGAAGTCGGCAAGGGTGAAGTGCCGCGCGAAGGCTCAGCGGGCGGCGCAACGGCCGCGCTCGCCGGCATGGGCATGACCGACACGGGCGGCGCAATCTCCGAACTGATGAAGGCGCTGCCGAGGCCGCGCCCGCACGCCGTGGGGCATGAGCCCGGTTCGGCCAAGGACTTCGATTCCGCACTGGCGAGCGCGCCGTGAAGATTCCGCGAAAAGATCAAGACCGCCTTAATTTCTACCAGGAAGTTTCAAGAATTTGCATGTCCTCGCGGCAGACGCGATTGGAACAGTACACTCTAAATAGGGCCTACTATTTCTACGGCGCGGCTGACGGCGCACCGTCGCCGTGGAATCTGCTCTACAGTCACCTCGACACAGTTACCTCGTTCCTTTACGCCAGCGACTCGACGCGGTTCAGCGTCACGATGGGAAGTCATGCGCCGAAGTCCGACAGAAAAAGAACGGGCGCGTTTTCGAAGCTCGTGCAAGAAGAGTGGAAAAAGTCGAACGCCGACGTCATCATGCAAATGGCGATCCTGTGGGCGCTGGTGTACGACACGACGCTCGTCAAGCACATCCGGCGCAGGAACGGCCGCGTGGACCCTTACGTGATCGACCCGGCGTGCTTTGGCGTGTACCGCGACGATGTTCCCATGCTCGACCGGCAGGAGGCGTTCGTCCACGTCTACTACATGACGAAATCGGACTTGGCGAAGCGCATCAGCCTGCACCCGAAGCGCGAGGACATCCTGAAAGCGGCCACGGACGCTTATACCAAAAAGGACACCGCCTCGTCCACGCCGCCGATGTTGGATCGCATCCTCCTGACTTCGGGCGTGCCCGGCGAAGGCTTGCAGGGCTTGGTGGGCGAAGTGAACGTGAATATCGGCACCATCGCCGACTATGCCGCGCAGCTTGCCGTGCCTGTAATCGAGATGCAGGAAATCTACGTGTGGGACGATTCCCAAGATGACTATCAGGTCTGCACGATGGCGGGTGAGCAGGCGATCGTGTTTGACCGCAAGAACATCTTCCTCCCGCGCTCCAAGGACTTCGAGGGCGAGCACGGCTTTGTGCAGGTCTGCCCCAATCCGCTGCCCGACTATTTCTGGGGCCAGTCGGAAGTGTCGAAGCTCACGCCTATCCAGAACAAGCTGAACGAGCGCATGGCGGACATTGAGCGGCTGGAGCAAAAGCAGGTCGATCCGCCTTCGGCCTGGGGCGGCATGGGGCTCCCCGACAAGATGGACGCATTCAACTCGCCGGGCGCGAACGTCGCAATCGGCGATCCGAACTTCCGCCGCGAGACTTTCGTGCCGAACATCCCGGAGCACATCTACGCGAGCCTCGCGCGCTATCAGGACTACATGGACACGGTATCGGGCCTATCGAACGTGGTGCAGGGCAGGGGCGAATCGGGCGTGCGCTCGGCGGGGCACGCGGGCAAGCTCCTGACGGTCGGGACGGCGCGACCGAAAAAGCGCGCGATGATTATTGAGGACTCGCTTGACCAGTCGGCGACGCTGTTCGGGAAATGCCTGTACGTCGGAACGACGGAGGAACTGTACGACGAGAACGACGTGCCGTTCATTCCGGCGGAAATGTCGCCGAACTTCACCGTGGGCGTGGACGCGCACAGCAACAGCCCGATCTTCCAAGAGGGGTCGCAGTTGTTGAGCGACCGGCTACTCAAGGCGAGAGCCATCACGCGCGAGCGGTACATTATGCTCAACTCGCCGCCGGCAGAAGAGGCGATTTTGCGCGAACTGAAAGAGATCATCGAACCGGCAGAGGCCAAGGCCGCGCAGCAGAAAATGGCGATGGAGGCGCAGAAAGCCGCGCCGAAGCCGCCTCTGGCATCTGTCAAATAGGAGTCAGTCATGGCGAAAAAAGATAACGGCCTGTTCATGAGTAGCATCCTCGAACACAAGAACTATCGCGCCGGCGTTCGCTTGGACGTTGAAAACGTCGCTACGAACGCAAAGACGATGACCGGCAAACCAGCGTCGAAGCTATCCAACGATGAAATCAAGAAAGCGAATCGGGAGTACGACGATATGGACTATCGAGAGGGGAAAGCGAAAGTCCACAAGAAATAAGGTTGCGATGAACCCTGACGGCAGCTTCAAGGCTCGCCTGCGTTTCAAGGACGGCCTTTGGTGGTCAACTCAAGCCGGGACGATTGGCGTCGCGCGTGGCTGCGCTAATACGCCGCTCGCGGCTTATACGGATATGCGGCTGCTCTACTGCAAGATGCGCGATGAATTGGTAGCAACGGTACGTGAACACAATCGGCAACCATACAGAAAGGTGAGGGCGTGAGCGCGTGCCAATATTGCGGATTCCTTGACGGACATTTCGCAAATTGTGCAGTTGTCCAAGCGGCAGAGCGGGAGTTAGACACCCCTACAATCTCGGCTCCTGCCGAAAATTATTCCATCACGGTCATTGGGAAATGGGGATACCGTGTGCACCATGAAGTTGCCGCTGAAATTTCCAAACTCAGAGACAGCTACGCGCAACTATATCAGCAGTACGGTCCAAAGCCGTGCTGTCAGAATTTTCTGACGTGCAAGGAAGCAGATTGCATACCGAGGTTGAAGAACGAGGTACATCAACTTCAAGCAAAAATATTGTGCAACGAGATTATTCTTGACCGCTTTCGCATGGCAATCGTCTTGCTGCAAGCGGAATGCGATGATGCTGAAAAAGAACTTGCCAAAGCGAAGATGGCAAGCGTAAAGTAATCGAATGGCATACGGCAGAAAGAGATCAGGTCGCGGCAGACGCCGTGTTCTGTAGTAGGGGCGGTCCATCATTCACCATGGAGGGCTTCATCATGGCTAGGCGCAGAGGACGTCGGGGCAGGCGTTAACCGCTTCCACCCCATAGAAAGCCCGGTGCTCAGACCGGGCTTTTTCATTCCTACTTGACGAAACAGTGATTTAGGCACAGAGTCACGCCGGAACGGGGCCGTGGGCAGCGGTTTTCCGTCAAACCAGGCCGAAAGTCCTCGTCAATGCCTCTGCCCGAATCCGCTGCACCCTCACCCTCTCCAGGCGCTGGCGACTCCGCTACCGGCCCAGGCTCAGGCGGTCCGGGCAGTGCGCCGATGGCCACACCGCAACCGCAGGAAGGCATCCAGAAAGCAGCCCGCGTGCAGATTCAGGTGGCGAGCGAAATGCTCCAGCGCGAACTGCCGCACTTCCCGCTTGATGGCCCCGAGTTTGACGCGGTGAGCAAGGCGCTATCGACGCTCTCCAAGGCGTTCGGAAAATCGAAAGACGAAGACCGGCGCCTCTTCCCAGCCGAGATCATGAACATGCTTGGCGCCGTCAAGCCGCCTAGCATTGGCGCAGCACCTGGCCCCGGCGCAGGATCACCCGCACCACAACCCGCACCAGCCTAACAGGAGAACATCATGCCCGAGCAACCAGGAATAGGCGTCAGACCGAGCGGACGCGGCATCCGCGACCCGTTGACCAACGCGCAGAACAACGGGCGGGTGGTCAATCCGCCGCGATACCCGGTGTTCGGCGGGTTTTCGTCGGCGGGAAAGGCGTTCTTTCGGAACTTGATGCATATCGTCAAGCCCGGCAACGGCACTAAGTAGGCCCTAAGTAGGTACTAAATAGGCACCAAATAGGAGTAAATCCATGACCATCGAAATCAAGAACTCGGGGCCTGAAATCGCGGCGGTGCTGATCGGCGATCCGAAAGAACCAAGCGAAGTGAAGGTGCTGCAAAACGGCGAAACGTACCATTCGACCGCCTCCACTCTGACCGTGGTCGACGACAGTTATCCTGGCCTGAAAGACCGGCGCGCGAAAGATCAGGCGTTCGCCGGCCGGCGCAAGGCCGATCCGAACGTCGATCAGCGGCAGATCAAGAAGGCGAAGCCGGCGGCGGATAAACCTGCCGAGCAGCAAGGCAAGGCAGCCGTCAGGTGAACGACGAACGCCCAGACTCGGACAAGCACGCGGAAGCCGACGCGGCCGGCGTGGTCAGTCACACGTCGCAGGGGCAGCCGATTCCAGCCGATGCGCGCTTAGCGATGGCACGGCGCAGTGAAGTTCACGACTTCGCCAATGCGCGCGCGCAGACCTTGGCGGCGAACGACGATCCGACCCCAATTCCGCCAGCAGCATAGGAGCTAGATCATGCCCCCGCTCGAGGGAAAAACCGACGACGAAATCCGCGCACTCGCGGCCCTGGCCGACGACGTGCTCTCCAAGCCCGACACCGCGGGCGTGTTTCAAAGGTTGGTCAAAAAAAACAACCCGAACATCTCCATGCCGATTGTCGAATTGGAGGACAAGACGGTTGCCGCGCTCTCGGCGCGCGACAGGCGCATCGAGGAACTGGAGAAGCGCGGGCAGATGTCCGATGCCGAGCGGGAGGCCAGCAACCTCTACGAGAACCTGCGCGATGGCGGGCACGTCAACACGCGCGCTTCATTCTCCGACCTCGTGAAGTGGGCAAGCGAGAACGGCTTCATGACGACGCAGACCGGGCTGACCAAGGCGGCGATGCAACGCGCAATCGAGCAGGAAGCAGCCGAGCCCACGCCGTCAACCTCGCACCAGCAAGGCTTCGAACTCGGCCAAGGCGATCTTGGCAAGGCGTTCATGAAAGACCCGATCGGGACGGCGCGCGCGCAGGCAATGGCGGCGATGGATGAGATTCGCAAGGACCGCGAGAAAGCAGCAAGGGTGCGCCACTAATGAACATGCCACTGGACCCTGAGCGGCGCGCTGCGGCGCTCGAAAAGATGAAGCGCAAACCGCGCGGCACACCATCGACCGCAGTCAAAAAAATATGCCTCGGCTGCAAATCTGAATTTTCTGTTCCGGCGCACCGCGCAGAACCCGCAAGGTATTGCTCTAGGGCATGCAGGAACGGCCAGGAATCTGTAAGCAAAAACTGCAAAGTGTGCGGCAAGTTGTACACGCGCTACAGTTCCCAATTCAAGATGTTCAAGGACTCAAATTTCTGTTCTTATGCGTGCAGAACTGTTTTCAGAAGGGCAGAACCGTTCACCTTGGATTCGAACGGCTACAAACGAAAAGCCATCGACGGGAAGATCGTCAAGGAACACCGCGTCATCATGGCGAAGATTCTTGGAAGGCCGCTACTTCCTCACGAAACCGTTCACCACAAGAACGGCGACCGCGCCGACAATTCAATTTCCAATCTAGAACTGTGGAGCAAATCCCAACCCTACGGGCAGAGAGTTGAGGACAAACTGGCTTGGGCATCGACTCTGCTGCAACAGTACGGCGTTTCGATTCCCAGTTCTCTTTTCACCGCGCATGAAGTTGCGGCTGGCTTTGCCTTGGGATAAGGAGTCTCGCATGAATCGCTTCCTCAACTTTTTGACGTGGATGTTTGAACCTGCGTATCTCGCAATCACGCAATACATGATGCGCGTCGGTTTGATGCAAACCATCGTATTTGGTCAGGGCATCGTCCCCGGTGGCAATGTAGGAGCCGAGCTAAACGCGATCACACGTAGAGCGTATGTCCCGAAGCTCGTAGTCCAAATCTACAACAACTCGCCCACGATGGCGTCCCTCCTTGCAGGTGCGCAGCCCGCCTACGGTGGTGTCAGTTCGATCAGCGTCCCGGTGCAGGGTGCGCCGTTTGTCACCGGCCAGTGGTCGGGCTATGACGGCGCGTTCAATCAGCCGTCAGACTTGCAGGGCGCGTTCCTATTCGAGGCGAACCTGAAGCTCTTCATCGTGCCGATTCCGTTCCTCGGGATGGAAGGCATCCTGCAACTCGATCACGCGATTATTCCGAAGATCGAGGCGAAGATGAACGACGCGGGGAACGTCGTCATGGACGTGTTCTCGACCGCGCTATTCAACAACACGACGAACTTGCAGGCGCTGATTGGCTTTCCCGGCGCGATCGACGACGGCACCAACATGGTGACGTATGGGAACATCAACCGCACGCAGAATGTGTGGTGGCAGTCGAAGGTGTACGCGGCCACGGGCAACCCAACGCGGCAGGCGCTTCTGCAGTACATCGCTGGCACGGCGAAGAACGGCGGCGAGAAACCGAGTTTCGGCGTGTGCGGCTTTGGCACCTGGGCGCTGCTCGCGCAGGATTACCAGGGCCAAGAGCAGTACGTCATCACGCCGGGCACCGGGTTCGACGGATCAGGCGACGGACCGCGTTCCGGGTTCGATGCGCTCATGGTGTGCGGCGTTCCGATCTACGCCGACCAGTACTGCCCGGAAGGCATTGTGTATTTGCAGAATTCGAACTACATCAACCTGTATGTGCATGTAATGGGATCCTTCGCGTTCACAGGTTTTGAGTCCACCATAAGCAATTTCCAACTCGGTTATGTTGGCGCTCTGGTGTGCATCCTGGAGCTTGCCAACGTGAAACCGAAAGCAAGTACGCGTATCTCCGGCTTCAATTCGTTAACTCTCTGAACCGACCCTCAAGGAGAACATCATGAGTGTAAATCGCATGGGGGCCGGGCCATACGACCAAGGCCACACGCCGCTGCCAATCAACCTGACCTCGGGGCAGTTGTTCATGATCCCCTCGGGGCAGTATCAGGTGCTACCGGGCCTGTACACGTTCCTGCAATGGTGGGACGCGGCAACGCAGGTTTGGCGCGTGCTGACGACGCCGGCGCAGTCGGCGGGCGCGATCGTATCGAGCGACGGGGCGAACTGGCGGCTTGCGAACCTGACCGGGACGATGGTCGGGGCGTCGCTGACGACTGCGGGAACGGGCCTGACCAACGGCATCTATCCTGCTGGCACGGGGAACGGCACGGCGGCGAGCCCGACCATTACGATGTCCGCCGCCGGCGGCTCAATTGTCGCAACGGTGAATGCAATCGTCGGCGGGGCGATCAATACGACGATTGCCATTACGGCGGGCGGAACGGGCTACACGCGCGCGCCCATCTTGCAGATCGGCCCGCCTCCGCTTGGCGGGGTCCCTGCGACGGCGTTCTGTACGGTGTCCGCCGGCGCCATCAACGCGGTGACCGTCACGAATCAGGGCGCAGGCTACACGGTGGCGCCTCCGGTCACAGTCACGCGCGCGCCGGGCGACACGACCGGCACGGGCGGCGTGCTGACGGTCAACGCAACCTTGGCAGGCTCCGGTGGCTACACGGCGCTGACGGTGGCGAACAACGGCGCGGGCATGACCTCGGTTCCGACCTTCACCTTTGCGCCGACGACGGGCACCCCGGCTGCGACCGCCATCATGTGCTTCACGATCACGACGGGCGTGGCGCAGACCGCAGCATCGAACCTCGGAACCGGCAACATCGGATTTGCAATCGGCGCGTTGGCTACGGCGCAATCCATCAACACGAATCCGGCAATCACCACGGGGCTATTCGTTCCGCGTCCTGGCTACACGGCGTTCAACACCACGGCCACGGGCGGCGTGACGTTCTTGGATGGCGGGTTGCACCAGATCATTCCGACCGGCATTGCTTACGCGAGCGATTCCAACGGCACGATTTCCGCCGCTATCACCATTGTCGCGCAGACCGTCGGCGGCGCAGCGTCGGACCTGTCGTACCTGCTGCCGCTCTAACGATTCCACGTGGAACATAGGGGCAGACCATGAACGACATCGGGTGGGCGGTGAAGCAGATGCAGGACGGGCAAAAGGTGCGCCGTCCAAGTTGGAATGGAAAAGGCATGTTCATCGTGCTGATGCCAGAATTGCAGCTTCCCCCGTACAGCACGTCGGGAACCGAGCGAAAGGTGAACGACAGAACAGCCAAGTGGATTGGTGACGACACACCGCTCGATTGCAGACCATACATCGCCATGTATAACGCCCAAAAACAGTGGCAGCCTGGATGGGTATGCAATCAGTCTGACCTGCTTGCAACCGATTGGGAAATTGCACCATGATCCGGCAGCAAACCGTGTTCGTAGCGAACCACGGTGACGAACCTTTCCGCGACCGCTACAACGGCGAGGACTTCACGATTCCGGCTGGCGGTGTCGAAGAGATGCTGGTCGAAACCGCAGAACTTTGCTTAGGCTTCGGCGAAGAGGACAAGACGCGCGTCATTCGCCGGCTCGGCCTCGCCTTCACGCTGGACGATATGCCGAAGGCGTTGGAACGGCTCGGGCAATTCTCCTTCCATCTGTCAGAAAAAGAGGCGCGCGCGCATCAACCAATCTCCGGCCCCTCCGTCCCGGCTGGTGATGACGAAACCGGCGCGGGGATGACTGCCTACCCCGCGCCGGGAGTAGCTAACGGCAGGGTCGGTCCACTTCAGAAGCTCGCAGCCGCTCGGCAAGCGCAAGCGGGCTAACAAGCCCGCGCAATGAGCGCCCTATCAGGTTACGTAATCCAAACGCAACGGCTGCTTCATGATGCCGCGGCCCAATTCGTCTCAATCGCAGAGATTCAGGATTACGTCAACGCCGCCCGCACGCGCGTAGTCCGCGATACCGGCTGCTACCGCCTGCTCCAGACGCTGTACCTATCCACCGGGGTAGAGGTTTACCCGTTCGGTGGTTTGAGCGGCTTCCAGATCACATCGCCCGGCGCCGGCTACGTCACCGCGCCGGCTGTCACCATCGCCGGACCGGGAGTGACCGGCGGTGTAACCGCGACTGCCGTTGCCACAGTCACGGGGGGCGCGGTGACGGACATCGTGGTGACGAATCCGGGGACGCTGTACGCGAGCACGCCCGCAGTCAGTTTCACCGGACCCGGCACGGGCGCTGCAGCAACCGCCTATTTCATCAATTCAAGCACCATCGATTGCGTGAATCTCTCGGTGTACTCGGGCAATTCGCGCATCGTGCTTGCCTACCGCGATTGGTCAACCTTCAACGCGCTCGCCCGCAGTTGGGCCGGAAACGTCGGCCGGCCGGTGGTCTTTTCGATCTACGGCTACACGCAGACTTACATCGCGCGCATCCCGGATCAGGCGTACAAGGCCGATTTCGATTCGGTGCAGCAACCGCCGCCGCTCGTGGATAACACGAGTCTGGAAGTGATTCCGATTGTGATGCAAGACCCGGTGCAGTATTTCGCCGCGCACTTGGCGAAGATCAAGGCGCAGAAGTGGAGCGAAGCCGAGATGTTTTATCAGCGGTACAACAACGAGATTATCAAAGCGATCAACTCGGCGTACACGCGCCGATTGAAGCACCCTTACGCCGTGAGTTGACATGGTGAACGCGCGCGCACTTGCCGCTGAAACGCTCGATCAAGACCTCGCTGTAAAGGACTTTGCCGGCATCAACACGCAGGCGCAGCGCACGGCGATTGACGAAAAGGAATTCTCATGGCTTGAAAACGTGATGCCGGTCGGGTATGCGAACCTGCGCTGCATTCCCGCGCCGACGCTGGTGGCGACGATTCCAGCCGTGACGATCAACTATTGGAAGTACGCGAATATCGGCAACGTTGACTTTCAGTTGTGCTTTAACGTGGGCGGCGGCGGGCACGCGCTCAACCTCGCCACGTTCGCCGTCACCGTGATTGCAGCGGGCGGGACGTTCGTCGGGCAGGTCTCAATCGCGCAATGGAAAAACGAGCGCGCGCTGATTGTCGCGGCGAACGGCTATTGGAGTTGGGATCCTGTAGGCGGGCTCGTCGCGCTCGCCTCGATCACCGGGGCGCCCGCGTTCGGCGCGACCATCGCCACTTACGCGGGCCGCGTGTGGATCGGATTCCTTCGCACGGTCACGTTTTCGGGGCCGAACAGCTATCAGGACTTCACGACGGCAAGCTCGGGCGGGACGTTTATCGTCACCGACGAAACGCTGCATTCCAACATCACGGCGCTGTTCACGGCGAATAATTTCCTCTACATCGCGGGGAACACGTCCTTTAACATCATCTCGGACGTGCGCTTGGGAACCGGCACGCCCACGCCTACGCTTTTCTCCAACACGAACATTTCGGCACTGATCGGTTCGTCGCAGCGCATGTCGATCTTCGCCTACTACCGCCTTATCGCGTTTGTGACCGATAGCGGCTTTTACGTGCTGAACGGCGCGACGCCGCAGAAAATTTCGGACAAGCTCGACGGCATATTCAAGGATTTGGTTTACGCGGATCAGGTTTCAGGCGGTCCAGCGAACATCTACCAGATTTTGTGCCTCGCGTTTTTGTTTCGCTACAACGATCCGGCGCGCGGGGAACGTGGTCTGCTCGCCATTCTGTTCAACGATAAGTGGTTCTTGGCAAGCCAGGGCGACGCGCTGACGCTGATTGCGGGCGGATTTCAGGCGGAGAAAACGGCGCTCTTTGGCACCGATGGCACGAACATCTACAAGCTCTTTGCCGATACGACGGCGCCGATTGACACCAAGATTCAGACGGCGCTCTGGCCGATGAAAGAGCCCACGCGCATGAAGGAAGGCCAAAAGGCCGGGGTCGAAGTGACCACGGTTGCGCATCCTTTCTGGCTGAGCGTGTCGCTCGATTCTGACTTCGGCACCGCGCCAGTGATGCTCTCGGCAACGAACACCGGGCAATGGTTCAACGCCGCCGGGCAGTTGGGTCAGTGGTTCAACGCGGCGCTCGTCACCGGGGACTGGATATTTTCGGGCTTCAACATTTTCCAGGGCGATGCCGAATTCAAGGGCCGCTATCTTGGCTTCACGATGACGTCGCAGTCTCCCGCGTACATCGTCGAAGGGTTCCTCACCAGTTATCAACGGTCAACAAATTGGGCGACGCGCGCACAGTAGAGAATTCACCATGCCGGCACCCGTTACGATCACCACCTTTGCGAATCTCTCGGCGCCCTGGAGCCTCGTGCAACTGGATGCGAATTTCGCGGCGATTAAAGCGGGGATTGCCAGCACGAACACGTTCGGAAATTATCTGGTCGATACGGGCGCGGCCAACGTGTATGTCGTGAGCTTGCCAGTAGGCGTAACGGCGGTGCTTGCGGCGGGGCTTGCGATTCAGTTCCTCGCGGCGACGACCAATACCGGGGCCTCCACGCTCAACGCCTACGGAACAGGCACGGTTCCGATCACGAATTTCGACGGCAGCGCGATTGCCGCCGGCACGATTCGCGCGGGCGCGGTGGTGTCTGTGGTGTACGACGGAACGCAGTACAAATTGGTGGGGCAGGGTGCGAGCGGCGCGTCGTTCGTCTACGGCGAAGTCCCCGGCGGCGTGGTGAACGGCGTAGGTGCGACCGGGAACACGGTTTTTACGTGCGCCTTCACCCCTTCGCCCGCTGCAAGTCTTGTCGTCTACCATAAAAACGGGCCTCCATTTATGGGCTTCGGCGTGGATTTCACCCTGGTAGGCCAGACCTTCACGTTCAACGCCCCATCGACGCCTCAAGTCGGCGACTTGCTCCGCATCAACTACCAGCGATGAATCTGTCGGCACTTCAAGATTTCGACATGCAGAACGCCGGGGCGCTGGTGCAGTTCTTGGACTTGAACGATTTGGCGCACGAAACGATTTACGGCGCACTGATGGAACAATTGCAGGTGGTGAGCGCGCATTACCCACTGTTCACGACGGGCGGCATAACCGAGGACTGGCTGAATTTGCACGCCGAGGTTCACGCCTCGATTGCGACGGCGCTCGGGCTGCCTCTCCCGGTTGACCTTGACACGCTCGACGTGAAAGACAGCGCGCAGGCCGAGGACTGGCAGCAGAATCACACGTTCGCGCATCAGAGAATAGAGCAGGCACTAGGACTTTAATCATGGCACTTGCGCAAGTATCTCCCACCTCGGGCGGGATGGCTCAACCGGGTGGCGACCCGTTGATTGATGCTCTCTCCAAGAGTATCTTTGGAATAGGTTATCAACCTGGTTATGTGACTGATCCTTCTGATGGGAGTATAAATCCTCCTGTCTATCGTAATGGTGCGTATGACTATTCTAATACTTACGATCATTCAAAAGATCAGATCACTAATGATCCTCGTATCACCCAACTAGCGCAGATGATTCGGTCCACTATGGGGCCGAATTACATGCCAGATGCCGCCACGCTCGCCAAGATCAATCAACTTTCGCAGCAACAATATGCGCAAAGCGGAGGAAGTGTTTCAGGGGGGAACACGCCTGCGACGATCTTCGCGTTACTGAGTCAGACTTCCCCAGAGCTTAAACAAGGCTACCAGCAGTTTGTCGCTACGCCGCAGGGCGCGCAGTTGGCGCAGCAAGGGCAAGCGGCGCTCGATTATCAAGCTCCGTCCGGCGCCAAGTCGGGGTTGATGGAAGCGATCAAAGGCATAGGCATCGGTGTTGGACTGCCGGCGGCAGGCGCGGCTGCATTGGGCGCGTTTGCTCCGGAAGTCGCCGGAGCCGCAAGCGACGCAGGCTTGGCGACGGCGGCAAACGCATCGGCGCAGGGCGTGGCTGCGTTGCCGGAAGCTGGCGCCGAAGCGCTGCCTGGCGCCGCGAGCGATGCCGGGCTTCCAACGGCCGCTAATGCCTCGGCGCAGGGATTGCCCTCGGCGTTGCCGGAAGCGACCGCGCCTGCCGCCGCGCTGCCAGAGACGGCGCCGACGCCTCCGGCTGCATCGCCTGAACCGGCTGTGCCCGGCCCGCCGTCCGGTACTGCGCCGACCGCGCCAACTGCACCTGTTACCCCGACGCCAACACCGCCCGGCGGGCCGGGTTTCCCGCTAGGTCAGGCGGCGCAAGCTGCCTCGGCTGCAGCTTCCGCCAAGACGCTGCTCAGTGGTTCCGGCGTCAGTGACGAACAGCTCCTGACCGGGCAGGCACCGGAGGCAGGCGGGAATCAGGCGGGCGACGTTTCGAACGGGTTTTCAGGGCAAGGCGCGGGGCCGGACGGTTCCGGCGTGCCGACGGGGCTTCCCGCTGCCGACTCGTCTGGCTCAGGGCTGCCCGGACTGCCAAGCAACGCTAGCGACCTCTTGAAGCTCGCCCCGGCCATCGGCGGGCTTGCCGGTCTAGCGACATCGAGCAGCAACGCGAACAAGTACTTCGACGAGATCAAGGCGCTCGGCGGGCCGCAGCGCGATATCGCCAATCAGTTGCTCGCGCAGTACAAGGCCGGGACGATCAACGCAGCGGACGCTTTCAACATCCAGCAGACCAAGCAGGCGGCGATCAACCGGGCGAACGACTTCTATGCGAAAGCGGGCATCCCCGATAGCAGCCAGTTGCAGGGCACGATCGCCAACATCAACCAGCAAGCCGACGCGCAGACCGAGCAGGCGCGGCAAAACCTGCTCACCCAGGGCTTGAACGAACTGAATGTGACCGACAATACCCAGGTGGAGGCGATCAAGGCGCAAATCGCAGGGGATCAGGCGGCGGCGAAGGCGTTAACCGACTTCATGACGATGTTGGGCACACTGGGCGCGCGTTTGCCGGCCACTCAATCCGGCGTTGCCACGACGAAATGAGGCGAAAATCATGGCTCTTGACCAAGCAACCGTCGATTCTGCTGGCCTCGGGCAGCAGTTTGACCGCCGAATCTTCGATCTGGAGGGCAAAAGCGCGGCGCAGGCGGGGGACGTTGCGGACTTGCAGCAGCAGGAATCCGACCTTTCGGCCAGCCGTGCGCAGCGGGCGCGGGATGCCGCTGCGGAGCTAAAGCCGGCCTCGGACAAGCTGAGAGAGGCAGCGCACAAGGCCGCCGACGAGCCAATCCAGAAGGAAGAACGCATGGAACCCTTCCAGCGGCCCGCTTTGGACCCGCAGGAGCTTCAAAAGACCTTCGGCATGCTGCTGGTCGCCTCAATGTTCGCCGGCAAGGCGTCCCGCTCGCCCTACAATAACACGATGACGGCGCTAACCGGGGCAATGAATGGGTTCATGAAGGAAGACGACCATCAAGTAGCCCAATCCTTGGCGATTTACGACACGAACCTTGCCGCCATGAAGGAGCGCAATGCCGCTTTGCAGCGCGACATGGCCGCGAATGACCGGAAAAACAAGAACAACGTGGCCGCGTGGACCCTGGAGCACGATTTAATCCTCGAAAGGTACGATTTCGACGACAAAGCAGCCGGGCACGAGCAGAAATCTCTGTCGGACAAGGTGAAAAGAGGCGAAACCATCCTCAGTTCGACCGAAAAGGCCATCGACAGGCTGACGGTGGCGCGGGCGCAGATCGGCGAGCGGCACGATGCCGCAGTCGAGCGGAAGCGCCACGACGAGGAAATGGAGAAGGTGGCGCGCCAGAACGCCGCCAAGGTCAAGGCGAACGCAGTGCCCGAAGGCAATGCTGGTCTGAGCGACCAATACAATACGGACCCAGAATACAAAAAGAAGGTGGATTTCTGGGCGAAGATCGTTTCTACCGGCACCCCGCTGCCGACGCGCTTTGCGCAGACCGTTGGCAGGCAGTTTTCCGGGGACGTGTATTCCGCCGCGACCACCATCGGAACGGGCGACCCTAGCGACATGGTGGCAAACAAGATTCATCTGCGCGAGATCAATGCGGAGGCGCAGCGCATCGGTACGCAATCGGCATCCGTTGCGATCGCCAACAAGGAACTGGAACGGTTCATCCCGCCCGCTGAGAAAGCCATCGATGCGGTGGCGCGCACCGGCTGGAAGCCGCTCAACCAGCTTCTACAGGCGGCTGAATCCACGTGGAGCCCGGAGCAGAAGCAACTGGTTGTCGCTAACCGCGCAGTCCAGAACGCCTACGGGGCGCTGATCCAACGCGGGGCGCCAACGGTGCACAGCTTGCAAGAGGCCGAGAGAATGCTTGCCACGGCTGATTCCCCTGCGGTCTACAAAGCCGCCATGCAGCAGTTGCGCATTGAAGGGCATCAGGCCGAACTCGGCTTGATTGACGCGCGCGAGGACTTGCTGAAACGGGCGAAGGAAATAGGAGACAACAAGAACCGGCGCGCGACTGACCCTAAGCCCGGCGAAGAAGTTAAAACCATCGGCGGCAAGAACTACGTCAAGCGCGATGGTAAATGGTTCGAGCAATGACGGTGAAGCATGCACGAGCAATCTGAAACCATCCAATCCCCTGACGGTTCGTGGATCAACGTCTACGGGGCGAACACGCCGAACGCTGGCAAGCAATTACCAGACACACCGTCATACAAGACGGCGGATGAAGCTGTCTCTGCGGCAAAATCGCGCTCGCACAGTTTTGGCAGAGAAGTCACTGACCCCGCGCTGCTGGCCGAACTTGGATCGGGCGGCAGCAAGCTCGTAACGGACCCGGCGCTGATTGCCCAACTTGAGGCGCCAGAGACCGGCGCACCAAAGAAAGAGCAATCGTCCTCGCTCCGGTCTACTGCTGAATCCGCTCTTTCGAATATTGGCAAATTCGGGCTGATGGGCTTGCCGATTACCGGCATCATGAAGGGGACGGAAACCGCGGGGAAGCTGCTTGATCGGGCAGCCTACGAAGGCGGGGGGCGGGTGACAGACGCGGCGGCAAGGGCCGGAATGTCCCCCAACGTGGCCGCAGGGGCGGGCTACGCCGCGAACGTCGGTTTGCAGACATTGCCCATGCTGCTAGGGGGCGAAGTCGCCAAAGGCGCATCTCCAGCGTTCCGGGCCGAAGGCAAACGAATGATGCAAAGCGCCCTCAAGCCTACGCTCGAAACGCTGCGAACCGGGAAGGCGGGAAAGGCAATAGACACGATGCTTGAGGAAGGCATCAACGTCACCCCCGGCGGCGTGGACAAACTCCAAGACAAAATCTCCGGCCTGAATCAGCAGATCAAGCAATTGATTCAGAATTCTCCGGCCACCGTGGACAAGAGCAAAGTCGCCAATACGTTGCAGGATGCGCTGACGAAGTTCCAAAATCAGGTAACGCCGCAGTCGGACCTTGCCGCAATCCAGAAGGCATGGGACGAATTCCTAAATCACCCGCTTCTTGTCGGCAAGCAGGATATTCCGGTCAAGCTCGCGCAGGAATTGAAACAGGGCACCTACCGCTCCCTCGGCGACAAGTCGTATGGAGAACTCAAGGGCGCTGACATCGAAGCACAGAAGACGCTGGCACGCGGGCTGAAAGAGGAAATCGCAAAGGCGGTGCCTCAAGTGCAACCGTTGAACGCCGAGGAATCCAAGCTGCTGAACGCGCTGAACGTGGCCGAGCGCAGGGTGTTAATGGACGCGAACAAGAACCCGGCGGGCCTGGGCTGGCTAACCACCAACCCGGCAAAGTTCGTCGGCTTCATGGCTGACCGCAGTCCGCTTTTCAAGTCCCTCATTGCGCGAATGCTCTATTCGGGCAGCGAGCAGATTCCAGCTACCGCCGCGCGTGCGGGCATTGGCGCGTTCGAGGCTGGCAACAATCGGCCTGCAAGCGTCACGCAGCGCGACGTGGATAAGGCAGGCATCGGCCAATGACCAAGCCGAAGGCGAAGTCGAAGGGCGTCGATCCTAAGCTCGTCAAGGCGATAAAGGACTTGATGGAAGAGGTCATGGCGAAACCCAATGAGGGCGAGCAGCCGGCGTACTCACTTTCCGAGCGATGCAAGATCATTGACCGCATGATAAAGATCGAGTCCATCCGGTTGAACGTGCAGCAAGACGATAGCGCCGGTGAGTTTTTCAAAAACAAGGAGGCAGACGATGAGCCAAATGAATGATATCGGCGTGCCCGATCTGAAAGTGATGTTCGCCTACGCAAAGGTCGGAATCCAGATGCTTGCCAGTCGAATTCTTAGCCTGACGGCGCTTTTCGGGATAATCGCTCTCTCGGCGTATTCGATCTATAATGCATCCTGGATCGGGGCGTCGTGCGTGGCGATTCTGGCAGTTTTCACGTTTATTCCTGCCGTGAAACTTGAATCAAATCGCAAGGAGAATAACGATGTCCAGCAGTAAGCTATCCGCCCCAACTCCGTCCCTTCTGGGCAGCGTCCTTGCCCCAGAACCCTCGCTCAAGAAACAGTCTCGCTACGGAAACGCGCCGTGGCAGCCTGGGGAGATTCCCACGCGCACGGGCTCTCTCATGCCGATTACCGAACCGATTGAAGTTCCGGTCAACGCGCCATACGGCGAATTCCTTGCCGTCGAAGTGCCGCGCAATCGCGGTTCAGGTTGGCCGAAAAAGGAGGACGCATGAATAACGCTGCATTCTCGCCGATGGCGAATAGCACGTTCTTTGTCGATTCGAGCGCGGCGGTTCAGGTCACGTCCGCGAGCACGCTTCAACTCACGAATTACCGCGTGCGCAACTTGAGTCTCACGGCGCAGGCGTGGTTTCAATCTTCGCCGCCGGGGCCGTCCGCTACCGCGCCTGCAGGGATGGTCGCAACCGCGCCGGCGTTGGGCACGCCGAGTCCGCGAACAATCGGCATGCTGCCCGCAAGCGTCGAAGTGTTCACCCTCGCGCCGAATTCTTGGTTCATTGCGAGCGCTGGCGCTTCGTTCGAGATCACGGTCGGAGATGGGTTGTAAATGCTCCACGTCGGCGCAGGCAAGCGGACTTTGCGCATCTTCGGTTCTGCCGGAGGCGGGATTGGGTTTCCCTCTTTCAACCTGCCGCTAAACGACCTCGGCAACGGCATCGTCAACACGGTTCCGGCGCAATCCTCAGGCTCGCCTGTCGCCACCTTCACCCGCGCGTCGATCGACTGGACGAAGCTCGCAAGCGGGCTGTGGGGCGCTGTCGCCCCTGGCGTTGCCCGCGCGACCTACCTCGGGAGCGATACCGCTGTAGGGCAGTACGCTGGCTACTGGAGCGAACGCGCAGGCGTGCAGCTTGTTCCGACGACTCGCGCAATCCGGGATATGACGGACCCGAGTTGGGTAGCAATCGGAATCACGCCCGCACTGACGGCAACCGGCATCGATGGCGTGCCGAACTCTTGCACCACGCTGACGGCAACCGCGCCCAATGGAACCATCCTGCAAACGCTTGTCGCTGCAGCAAGCTCCCGGACCAATAGCGCATTCGTCCGCCGCAGAACCGGCAGCGGCGCGATTCTGCTTAAGCAGGGAACGGCCACGCAGGACATTACTGCAAGTCTGTCGTCAATCATCTTCACCCGACCGCAGTTAAACGACAGCGAATTAAACGTGGCCTATGGCTTTCAGATGGCGACGAGCGGCGATCAGATTGATGTGGACTTCAATCAATTCGAGCCTTTGACAGCGACGCAGTTTGCATCGAGCCCGATGGCGAGCGCAGGAGCTGCACGCGCGGCTGATGCGCTGACGTTCCCGAGCGCCGGAAATGTGGATTTCACCCAAGGAACCGCATACGCAGAACTTTCAACCAATTTTACAACTGGTTTGGCTGCCGGAAACTTGGCTTTAGCTACAACGGTCAGCGGACTGATGCTCTATATCGCTAATAATCCAACGACTTCGATCCGATGCGGCGATGGCGTACAGTTTCCGACTAAAGCGGGCCTGACCGATATGAGCACCGCGGTCAGGAAACGCATTAGCTCGTGGGGCGCTGCTGGTCTGAAATTGACCGGGGATGGTGCAGCGGAAACAGCGGTCGCGTTCGATGGCACGATGGGCAGTGGCGCGAATTTGGAAATAGGCCATTCTGGAGGCATTAATCAATGGTCCGGGACAATGCGAAATGTCCAAATTTACCTGACGCAGTTTTCATCCGCTGCGATGCAAGCCAAGACAGCATGATGACCTAGCGCAAGCCTCACTCAACCATTTACGACAAGGAGATCACGATGCCGCAAATCACACTTACGGCCACCGCGGGCCAGGCAGCAAGCGTGCAGCACGATGTCGGCAAGGCGCTGAATCTCGGACGCGATGCGACGCTCGCGGAAGTCACGCAGTACGCGCGCGATCAGTTCGAGGCGCTGCACATCCAGATCGCCAGAAATGAGGCGAACGCGGCGCTGGTGCTCACGCCGTTGAATTTGACCTAAATAGGAGAACATCATGACCGCAACACCGCAAAGCCCTGACAACCTCGCGCAATACCGCTATCTCACCGCCACGAATACGGAGATCGGCATCGTCGCCACGCCAAGCGGAGTGCAGGCGAATGCCTATCCCTTGTCGGCTCAGATCAGCCGCATCGATACGGTTGCGACCACCGGCGATTCCGTCGCGCTGCCGGAGATTCTTCCGCTGGCAAACGGGGATGCTCGCTTGGCCGCGGTCGGGGTGCTCATGTTTATCCGCAACGCTGGAGCGAACGCCTGCCAAGTGTTCGGGACAAACACCGACATGATCAACGGCGCGGCGACTGCGACGGGGATTTCTCTACCGGCTGGAAAGTCGATGATCGCATGGGCAAGCTCGCTCGGTCCTACCGGGGTAGGCACGTGGGCAGCGCTCATTTCAGCATGAGATTGATTCTTGCTGCGCTCGCCCTGTTCGCTGCAGTAGCGTCGGGCTCCGCGCTCTCTCAGACATCGCCCTATTCTGGAGGCACCGGAGTCCGCAACGCGAATTCCAGCACGCTGACGCTTAGTGGGCCGCTATCCATCACAGGACCATTCTCCGCTGCGATTACGTTGACCGCGCCAACGTCGATCATTTGGCCTACCAGCGGCACGCTCGCAACAACCGCGCAAATCGCCGGCGGAACGCTTGCAGGCAGTTTTACTACGCTTTCTGCCAGCACCTTATTTACGACTCCAGGCACCGCGTTCACCGCGTGGACTTCGATAGTAGGGGCTTCTTCGTCTTCTGGTGTTGGATTCGGTTCTACATTTATGGGCGTAAATGTCGCACCAACAACGAATGGCAGCAACGCTCCAACTATAAATAATAATAGCGGCGGATTCTCGTCGGCTTCTGCTCTTGTTTTGAACCCTGACACAAATAGCGGCAAGTTAATTCAGTTTTGGGCGGGGCAGGGTGTCGCTGGAACCCCACTAAACAATATCTTGTCAGGTAGTGCCGCAGGAATAACGATAGGCGGCACTCTTTCCTCGACGTCATTTAATGACGACGCAGGCAACCTGATAATCAGTTCGACGAATCCGACGATTGCGAGCGGCTTCGGAACCGGGCCGACTTGCTCGCCTTGCAACAATACGGCGGCGTTCAAAGTCACTGTTGGCACAGGCGGCCTGGACTCAACAGGTGTAATCACCATGCCGACCGCCTCTGGCGGATGGGCCTGCCACGTTCTAAATCTGACTGACACAAGCACCGCGCACATGCTGCGCATGACGGCCATGAGCACTACTTCGCTGACGGTCACGAACTCGATAATCGGCGGCGGCAATCAGCCATTCGGCGTTGCAAATGTGCTGCTCTTTCAGTGCGCAGCATTTTGATTATGCCCCGCCGTTTTTTCCACACCTCGGCGCGCGATCTGTTCGGCCTTCTAATCACGATCGTATTCGGCGTTTTGGTCTTCTTGCTTCGTCGGCACTTCGAGCAATAGCATGGACATGCCAGGGCTCAGGGGGGAAATTGTACGCACGCTCGTCATGGCGATGGCGACTACGATCTTGGGCTTTGTGGTGGCTGGCGTGACCGGGGTTTTCGGGAAGATCGACGAAATACCAGGCATCAAGAAATCCCAGGATGCGCAGGCTGCTCAGGTGGTCGCGCTCAAAGAACAAATGGACAAGAGTCGCGATAACGCCAACGATCTTAAACTCGCTATCGCTGGCTTTTCCGCAGAGCACCGTTTTTTGATTGAAACCGTGAAAGAGCTTAAGGACGAACTGGCGGCGGCGAGGAGGGCGCGGTAGAATGGGCGGACCGGCAGGCGCATTCAACGCCGTGCACGGTCCTAATCAATCAGCGTTGGAGGCGCTTCATGACTGCCGATATTGTAAGGCCAGAAACAGACGTAGTGCGCGAGGGTGTGCGACTCATAAAGGAATGGGAGCAGGCCGTAGCCTATTTAAAAGCGGCGCAGTCATCTGAATGCCAAGCGCGCAATGATCTTACTGCGGCTACGCGAGCTTTAGGAACATGGATGCTACCGCCGGATGCAAAAGTAGGTGAATCGTTCAATATCGCGCATGGCACGGCTTATTTGCAAGTTGATTATTTATCTACAAATACATTCGATATTAGATGGCGCGGCAATCGGAGGCCGCGCGAATAATGGACCCATTGCTCCAAGCTCGCTTAGAGTCCGCCGGCCGCGTCGTTATCCTGGGCTGCGGGGCGATTGCAGCCGCCCTTGGGCACCACCTATCCGACGCGACCACGGCGGCGATAGCGGAGGGATTCGGCGGCTTCCTGGTGCTGCTCTCAGTCGGCTTGAGCCAGTGGAATGTGTATCGGATCGAGCAAGTGACGCGGCTGCGCGAGGCCGTCGCACTCAACACAGGAATCGTAATTGCTGACCGCGTGACAGGCAAAACGCCTCTTGTTCCAGCCTCCGAAGTGCCTGCGCTTATCGCAGTCGTAGCGCCGACACTTCCCGACGCGCTCCCCAATCCGCTCTCCGGCCATTAAAATGCGCGCATGGCGAACAATCCGCGCCCGGTCTGCATCGATCGCTACTTCTGCTTCGAGAGCGGCGGCGGGTTCATTTTCAGCATTGTGGGCAAGACGAAAGATGGGCAGGACGTTGTGATCGGACGCACATACAGGTATCGAAACCCGAACGACATGATTGAGTCGGCGCGATTGACGCGCGGCAAGAACACCGAAATTCCGATCGTTTGGAACGGCAAGAGTTTTTAGGGATGGCTCTGACTCTGGAGAATATGGCAATCGCCGTCGCAGCCGACGGGATCGCGTGCGGCGCGGTCATGCTGCTTTGCAAGTTTTTGAAATGCTGAACCGTCAAGAATTCCTTGTATGTTGCGGCAGAATGGGTACATCAAGTGGGCGGACATCGGCATGGCCATCGTGGCGGCGCTGCTGTTCGTCGCCTTGCTCGTCATGCTCGCGGAACACTAATTATTAGGAGTCGAAATGCTCTACCTGTTACGCATTCTTTTGCTCGCTGTGTTTTTCTCGTTTCCGGGCGTGCTGCCTGGGTGCGCAAGTGGAACAAACCCGCTCGGCAGCGTGCTGCTCGCGCCGGACATCGACACCTTCAACAAAAGGCTCGGCGCGGCTTACGTTTTGAATACCGCTGTCAGGCGCGCATCGGTATCCTTGATGGACGCAGGCAAGATCAGCGCTCAGGACGGCGAGAATACGATGGCGGCGAATGACGCGGCGAAGGCAGGGCTTGATCTGGCCGCGACTATGAGCAAGATCGATCTGGCCGCGGCCGACGGGAAGCTGAACGCGGTATCCGCGACTCTCATGGCGCTTTCGGCCTATCTGACGGCAAGGGGTCAATGATGGGACCGGGCGAGATACTGGCACTCCAGATCATCCTTGGCTTGGTTGACCGTGCTGCCGCCTATTCGGCTGCGCTTGCCAAGGCCAAGGCCGAGGGTCGAGACATTTCCGACGCGGAGATTTTGGCGCTTGCCCAGGATGACGACGTAGCGAGGGCTGAGCAGGTTTTGGCAATCGCCCGGCGGCGTGCGCAGGAAAAGACGACGTGAGCTTCACGGCATTCGGTGCGATCTGGAAGGCCACGGCAACGCTCCTGCCGCCTGCGCTGGACTCAAAGCCCGCCTGGGCCATGCTCTACGCGATCGCGCGCCAGGAGTCCCGACTGGACGCGCGTAGGCAGATCGGCGGGCCCGCCCGCGGCTTTTGGCAGTTCGAGCTTGGCGGCATCCGGGGCGTACTCAACCACAGGGCAAGCGGGCCGCTGATCCGCTCAGTGCTTGACCGGCTTGATTACAACTATGCCCCTGAAACCAGCTACAACGCGGTAGACGACAACGACGTGCTAGCGTTCTCATTCGCCCGTTGTCTGCTTTGGAGCGATCCGCGCCCGCTCCCAGGTCAACACGAATCCGAGACCGGATGGGAAATCTACCTAGATTGTTGGCGGCCAGGGGCGCCCAGGTACGCGACTTGGGCGGCTTTCTACAAGCAGGCGTGGGAAGTGGCGCTCGCCTGACCGCTCACGAATAGCTCTGCTCAATAGCATTCACCAGCGCCAGTTCGGCGGCAACGATGTTCTCCCGGCCTTCTGAATGGATGAACGTCTTTGCCGCCTCGGCGACGGCGCGCAGGCGATTCAGTTCAGACTTTTCAACCATAATTGCTTCAATAAACTGCTCGTCCGGTTCACCGGTACAATCTTCGCCGTCGGGGCCGGAGGCAGGCGCAGGTTCGGTAGTAATCGTCGGGGTACGCCGTTCCGTCGCACTTTCCGATTCGTTGGCGACTGCCTGCGCGGCCTCCGGTTCTTTG